GTCGGTCTTGCTGTTGTATAGTTCAGTCGGTGATGTAACTCCAGGGACCCAGGTGATACGTAGACGTCCGGAGTGGAAGTTGGAGGCGAAGATCTTAACTCGGTACTCCATGCTTCCTCTCCAGTGTCGGAATAGATTGGCAACGAATCCAGCATAAGTTGGGATGGCATAATACTGGTCATTGGAGGCTGCTCCGCAGTCACTGTACATTGGATGGACAGGCATGCAGAAGATTGCATCTCCAGATTGACTAGGACCAGTGAACTCAAACTGGGAAACGAGTTGGGGCCGGGTGATGATGTGAGCAAGGTTCATGTCATCAGTGTTAGCTCCAGTTGATTCCAGGAGGGGGTCTACGTGATTGTCGGGGTCGATAGCTAGAACATTGGTGGTGGTAAGTCCCATGCCGAGAGAAGAATCCGGGTAGCGCTGGACGAAGGTCTGAATAGCACGCTGGTCAGTGGGTTTGTCAAATCCGAAGATTTTAGCGACTCCTCCGATGACTCCTGCGGCTTTAGCGGCCATTGCTGCTGCGGTTCCGACTACTGGCATAGGGGTAAGGATACGTCCGATGTTCTGGACTGAGGCTGCGATTCCAGAGATCACACCCTGCTCAGATTTAGCCATTTGTTCTTTGGTAACTTGCTCGTAGAACGTGACTTGTTTTCGTGAGCGAGGGTTGTGTTTCCTGTTCCTCTTCTTCTTGGGCTTCTCCAGGGACGCTCCGCTAGACCGTCTGGGCTGTTGTTTTGGGATAGCGGGTTCTGGAGTGCTTTGGAGGAAGGAAAGCAGGTTGACCATTCGAGATAGGCAGGTCTGTTTCTCTGGCACATCGTCTTCTGTGACTTGTCTCACCTCGCCGACACCATTGGGCTGCATAGAGATCACGTAGAGCGTGTTTCCATTTTCCTTCTGGGCGCGAAGATATTGACTGAGTTTAAGGGGGGGAAGTTTGTTGGTGGTAGTAGATGTCATTGGTGTTGGGGGTGGAGTGATGGTCTCGTGCTAGGTCATTTCCTCTAAGAGCATTGGCGTTAAGCGCTCACGCAGGTACATTACATCATCTCAATCAGGCGGCACTACTGCATACATAATATTACTCTAAGATGAAAGCATCAATTAGTACTATATACACGGCAGGTAAAGAATAGGGTTATCCAAAGGCATTGAGTCCAGGCAACTCTGCAGCTTTCTCAAGGCTACAGCATAGCGATTTATTGTCTTTGCTATGATTGACGTGATGGTAGTCGAAATCAACGACTCTCCCAGAAGTGGGGGTCGACGTCAAGGACGTCGCCGTATTCCCAGTCATCTGAGTAGTGTGACTCGTTATCCGACTGAACATCGAAATATCCAGGGGCTTCGGTTGGATCAGGGACGAACTGGAGTGCGTCCAGGACCATCTGGATGTGTTCGATGGGAACCAGCGTATTCTTCCAGAAATGAATGTGGGCTCTAATCTGGGAGGAACGCAATGTGGGGAAGGATGGCATGGCCTCTTCGAATTGGATGACAGCAGGCTCTACATTAGAGGCCTGTTCTCGAAGGGATGTCGAATCTTCTCCATAGGGTGCTGATGAGTCGCGTTGCAGTCTCTCATACTGCTTCAGCTCCTCATATCGGGGGTTGTCCACTTCCGGGTTAACGTATTGCCACCTTCCATCGCTATCCTGCTCGTAGCCATACTTGGTCGAGTAAGCGGGGGAAGGGGGTCGGCTAACTTCATCGTCACTGTCTCCATCTCCTGATTGTTCCATGAAGTGATTGGGCGAACGGTGGGCCATAAAGAGCAATTCCTCTTGTCCTGCGTCCCTCATGTCTTCGATCTTGCGACGCCAAGTCGCGTAACCGAGAGGGGCATAATTAGGCAAATGAGTGAGATTCTCTTCAAACTTGGCCATGATCTTATCATAGACCTCCTCGGGCCATTGAGCTGCGAGCATGCAAGCAGTCTCGTAGTTATCAATAGTGGCGGCGCGGTGGTCTAGTTTTCCGTTAATCCATTGTGGGATCTCCTCAATGGTTTCCACATCCAGAGTGCCAAAGATGTTGTAGGCTTTGCGGGGTTCTTCTCCAGGGTAGGCCTCGAAGAGGTTTTTCTGGAGGGTAAATCCACGCTTCAGGAATGTGAAGTCCTCATCAGAGCAGTGGGTGTCTTCATGGTCTTCTCGTCTCTTATCGGGCCAGGTGATGATGACATTATAGGAGGCGAAGTATCTCTTGATGGTAATGAAATTAAACTTCGCAAAGATCTCATCCGATACGCACATAACCAGGTCGTCTCCATAAACCAGAACTCTCACATGCTCGTCAAAATCGTGCCTCTTGGTGATCTCGAGGTACGCCAGCCTGATGTAAAGCTGGTTCACAACGCAGTTTTGTTGAGTGGTTAACACTCCTCCGGAGGGATTTCCGAAGAGGGTGTGGAAAACTGTGTCATGATTGACGTAGTGGCAACTGATGGCAGAATACCAAAGATTTCTCCTCACAACCTTGTCCTGCTCGTAAGCGGCAACCTTCTCAGGGGTTTTGCCACTCTTGAGCATAACTTGGTAGAAGTAGTCCTCGATGATATCCAGAGCAGTGGTGGAAAGCTGGAAGGGCTGAGCCTTGTCAAAAGCCTTGTAGTCGAAAGCGATCTTGTTGCGTCCGACAACTTCAAGGCGGCGATAGGCGTGCTCCCATTCCCAGTTCATGGCATTGAGTCCAATTGCGATTTCCGATTGGTTGTGGTTGGCAATGATGAAGTCCATGTAGGCTCCATAGTACTTGCGGAAGACGTAGGTGAACTCGTAGGGGAAAACAGAGATGGTTCGTGGGCTCTTGACCTTGTTTGGCAGGCGGCGTTCGGCTTTGTTGAAGATGTACGAGAGAACAGCGGGACTCATTCTCTTGCATTTCTCCTCCAGGTCGAACACAACCTGAGCAAACTCAGGAGTGAGGCTTCCATCGTCATTCAAGAAGGACGTCTTTCCACCCATTTTGGGTTTCTTGAAGACCTGCTTAAAGTCAGGCAGAGTACTCATCCATGGCAGGCCAGGGGATGTCTTGACATTAGTCTGGTTGATGTCTCCGAATCCAGCAAGGTTCTGTTCCTCAGTAAGCGGCTCCCATTGTAGCTCTTTCTTCGTGGAAAGAGTGCTAATGTGTCGGCGCTGGTTACTGATGAGTTGGGAACAGGCAACCTTGACAACTGTGTGATCCCATTGAACAATGTCAGGGCAGGCCTGCTTCATTACACTGTCAGTCTGAGCTAGTCTGAGTCTCTCCTCTCCATTGAAGATTTCTGCGCGAGGGCGGAGTTCAGCGGGGAGTGTTGCGGGGGAATCAGTAGCAATAAGACTAGGCACAATGTTGTGAGTGACAGGGATGCGAGGACGAAGCTCCTTTGGAATGCCTCCAAGAATGCGAAATCTTCCTTCATCCGCCCAGTACATAGACTCCGATGTTTCGGGAGTCTTCTCAAGAAGCTCAAGAGATTCTTGGTAGACAGGGGGGGAAGCTCCGGGGATGGTGTTATTCTCGAAGTACTCCTTGACAGCCTTAACAAGCTCGTGGGTGATGGATTGGATAATGACATGTCCGGATTGAGTATTGCCTCCGTAGTGGATGCCCATAAGTTTACGTTGAACGTTCTTCTGGCAATGGGCATAGGGGAGTCCACAATAGCCTTCAGCGTTTGAACCTCTAGCGAGGATGACGCATGAGCTGATCGTTTCGTCTCCAGATCCACCA